ACCCTGAGCCCCCTGAATATACTCCTTCGGGGGAATATTTGAATCTAATAGTACTTGGGTTTTCTTGATCGTATGCTTCTTGTCTTTCAATATGGTATGCTGTATAAGGTATTACATTGTAAACACCAAATTTTTCAGCAATTTCTAATTTAAGGAAAAAATCACCATATTTGTTCATTTGACGAATCCATGACCATAAATTAAATTCAATATTTAATACGTCATAAAATAGGTTATATAATATTTTTTGGATATTATCATCACTACTTCTAATTTGAAGTACCTCACCCATATCATTTTTTAATGTACATTCATCAGCAATAATATCAAGTGCTGAAGCAACAATAGCGTCATTATCCATTACATCATAATCTGAGTAGATAAATGTACGCATGTATTGGTAATTCATGTTTAGCTGTTGACCAAACAATGAAGTTGATGAAGGTGAATAGATACGGTTGTATTTATCCATTAAGGAGTTTGTTGCAATGTCTCCAGATTTTTGAATCGAGTCAACATCCATTACCTTAAGTTGGTTACCTCCTTGATTTCTGATGATTACATCAGAGGAGAATAAGCGTTGTAATCGTGTAAATAGTTTAGTATCTGCCATTTTATATATTATTATATCCTATAAATATTTAGAGAAGCCACTTAATGTTCTCTTTTCCACCATATGGATTATCTATTTCATATGGGTTTGTTCCGTTTTTTGTCCCATATGCCCCAACATACGTATTTTTATTCATACTTCCTAGGGTAGCTCTAGTCATATCGTGAGAATGTTGTTGGAACTTTAATGATGTGTCTCTTAAATACATTCCTATACCAAAAGCCATTACTAAATCATCATTATATCCTGATTGGGCTTCAGGGCGTCCATTTCTCCAAATGAATACTTTCATTTCTTCTAATAAACGTTTTGAACGAATTGTTACTGATCTATCGCCTACATACTCTCTAAATTTATTTACAACTAATGGTCTTGATCTCATCGACATTGTAAATCCAGGAGTCATATCACTATTGCCTTCAAATACTTTTAAATATGAATCGGCCGTTAATTGATCTGATTTTGGGGAATGGTATAAATTTGAATAGCCTCGTTCAATAATTGAATCTAATGCCGCCCAACCAATAGAAGCATTTTCTACAGCTAAAAGTGCATTATTATATTCGGCTCCTAATCCTACTAAAAAATAACCAAATTCTTTAGGTGACATTTGTCCCCTATATTCAGCTACTTGAGTATTTGATTGTATATCAATTACATGGGCTGTTGAAAAATCTTTTCCATCACCTCGAGCTACATCTGCTGTAATCATATATTCTCTAGAATAATCAGCTGCTTCCCACACCCATAAGTTTTGATCTACACCTCTACGTTCTAATGGATCCTGAATTGTAGATTCTTTTAAGAATTCAATCCATTCAGAATAAAATACAACATCACCAGAGGTACTAAAATCACAGTCACACTCTTGAGCTGCCATTCTAGGATCACCTAGTAATTCATCTTGTCTATCTCTCCATTCTTGATCACGTTCAGGATGAACATACCAAGGTAGTTTGATAGGTATAAAATCATTTTCTTTATTTTCAGCTGATACCCATGTTTTGTGGAACCAATTACCCGTACCATAAGGAGTAGATAATACAATAGCACCACCACCAGTTGCTAGGGTTTGTTGAGCTGAGGCCCATATTTCACCAATTTGATCAATAAATGCTGCCTCATCAATTAGCAACAATGAAACGGCTTCTGATCTACCCGCATCACTACTTGCAGATGTTGCTTTTATTTGTGAGCCATTATTTAATCTAAGTGATAATTTATTATTTTCATCAGCTGGTATTTTAAGCCAAGAAGGTAAGTTATCATACATAAACTTAACCTTAGTAACCATATTACGGGCTGTTTCTTGCTTTGTTGCAATACAAAGAATATTTTTATCCTTTTGGAATAACATCATCCATAAAGAATAACCTGCTGATAATGTTGAGATACCTAACTGTCTTGATTTTAGAATAATCGAGTATGGGTTATCTCTAAATAAATGTAATGTTTTTTCTTGGAATGGGTATAGATTAAATAATACTCTACCACGTTGTGGGTGTTGAATATTACAATATTTTTTCATAAAATGGGCTGGGTCTTGAGCACATTTTAAATATTCCTGTCTAATTATAGATTTTAAATCTTGATTTGCCATTATTTACCTAATTTCCAATACAAACGGCCTGTGTATATTGGGGCAAATTCATTATTTACTCCTATTCCAAAACCGTATGCTTGTCTTTTTTTATTAACAAACAAAATTTCTCCATTTAAATTTTGAATTGCTGTTGGAGAACTACCTACCGAAATACCCCCGAAAAATTCCCTTTGGTAGATGTAAGAAGTATTAGTAACTGTAATTGTTGGGATGAATATGTTGGGTTGAACATCTCTAAATAATATTGAGTTTTTACTTATAGTATCATTTATAACAATACTTCCTAATGAATCTAAATTTAAGGTATCTGTATATGCATATGTAGAATAATAATCATTTAAAATAAATGCAGTATCAACCTTAGCTAAAATAGTATCATGTACAGTAGTAACTTTAGTTCTCCATTTAGGGATATATTGTGTTTTTTCAATAATTACAGTATCCCATTTAACTATAGTTTCTGTAGTAATTTTAGGTTCAGGAATAGTTTTATTTCCTGAACAACTTCTCATAAGAAGAATTATAACTACTAGTACTACAATAAGTAGATTTTGGATATTTTTAAAGAAGTCCTTCAAGTTCTTTTTTAATTTTAGTTAGAGTCTTTAATCGTTTTAAAAACTCTTCTTTTTCAGCACCTTCGGATTTTTTCCATTTATTAACTACCGTTTTCATTTCTTTATCAGTAGCAGATAATTTGGTAGCTATTTTAGCAACTGAGTCACCTTTTTTGAGGTCAGCAGTTGAAGGTTCCATATCATCATCGTCTATATCCTCAGCTAGGCCTGCTTCTTTAGATAATGCAATAGTTTTTTCTAATTCAGCATTATATTCTTTTTGGGCATCTGCATCAGCATCAGAAACCTCAGATAAGATTTCAACTATTTCATTTTTAATGTATTCTTTAAACTCAGACTTTTTCATTATTTATATATTTTCGTTATAAATATGTTAAAGACCGATATAATTAACCATTTGATATATTCTATCTTCTGTACTACCTTCTAATGTGTGTAAATTTTTAATTCTATGACTATACTTAGTTAGTAAAGTATTAATTGATCTATCAATTGCAACTCTATAATTAGCATCTGTTTCACGAATACCATTATCTTCAATTTCTACACCTTTAGGTGACACATAAAATATATGATCATATTCTCTAACTAGTTGAGCGGCTAATGTTTCGAAATCTTCTTTTTCATATATATCCATTGAAGTGGAACAATTAGCAAATGCCATAACATCAATTAAAGTTCTATCTGTAATTATATTTTCATGCATTAATTCTCCTGATCGTTCAGCTAAAAATACACATTGACCTTTTAATGTTGAATCAGTATTCATTGGAATACCTTGTGCCATTAATTCCTTAGAACGTTCAGTTCTAAAGTTATAACCTTTAAAATAATCTAGCTCTTTAAGAGCATTAACTAATGTAGTTTTACCTACACTCATTGTACCACATAATCCTATTTTCATACGTCTTTATTATCTAACCATTTTCTATATACTCTATAACTATCACTATCAAAGTGTTCTGTACTAACCTCAAACAATGTTCCATCAGTTAACGCTTTAACTTGATGTGGTTGTCCAGGATATTGTCTTACACTATCACCTTCAATTAAATGTTGCTCGTGAACTTCACCTGTTTCAGTATCAACCCAACGATATAAAAATTCGCCTTCTTGTACATACCAAGTTTCATCCTTAATCAAATGATAATGCATGCTAAAGTTACAACCTTTTTTGAACACTAACAACTTACCACAGTAAAGCTCGTTATTTTCAAATATAATTTCATGTCCCCAACCTTTAGGAACATTACATTCTTTACATTCTTTAGCATTAAATACTATTGGTTTTTCCATATTAATTTCTATTATCCCCTGCACGACCTTTTGCTGTTTTATACCAAGGTAATCCTTCTCTTTCTCTCATAATTTCAGCATAATCTTCAGCTGTATATTGGATACCATTTAAAAAATATGATTTAGAAAATTCACTATCTTTTGAATGAGGTATAATTGCTGGACCATCCCATTTATGGTGCTTCCATGATTGGGATTTTGATTCTTTTATTAAGTGGTGTTTTGCTCCTCTTGAATTAATTGTTTTATATTCGTAGGCTTTATCTGACATAATTTATTTATTTAAAAGTGTTCGTGGAAATCAGGGTATTCTTTATTTTGTTCTAATATATAATCTGTAACGTAAATTCCTTGTGCTCCTGATACTGTAATACCTCTAGCACTCAATGCATCACCTACAAAGTGAACATTAGGGTAATCATTTAATGATAAATTTTCATAGTTAACTAATGGCTCAGGTGATAAATACTTAACTTCAGGAATATAAACACCCCAATCGTCACCTAATGTTGGAAATACTTTCTTCATATCATCAATGAAGTCATCAATATACGAATAATATCCGTGAAAAACACTCCTAACTTCACTCATTTGTTCTTCTGTAATAGACACAGCACTTACGTCTTCACCTTCAGATGTTGTAGATGGTGTACGAGTTGGGCT